TGGTACACCATTACTGATCCGAACCAGCCCGTAGGTGATCTCGCAATCTTGCAAGCCTGCCGATGTATCAGTTCTTTGGCAACCACAAGAGATTGGGTTCAGATAACGATTCTTCAAAGAAACATAACGAAACAGGATATACCCTGGAAGATAGCTGACAGCACAATTGCCACCCACACAGACATAGTCTAATTTGTTCATAATATATCCTCAAACAGAAAATTCCCTCACCGCACCCTTGCTTAGCCCTTCACTGATGAAGAGCCGCTTGACATGACCCATCATCAATGTACCCAGATGCTTCTCAACAACCCAATCAACGATATTCTCAATTGTGGTTTCGCGATCTAGCACGACAATTTTGTTGCGCGCTTTACTATAGGTTGCTTTCCAGATACCTCTTTCGGAAGCATACTGAATTTTAACATAATCATCTGTTTCCTTCACGATATTTTGCTCATAAATCAAAATAGCGCCATCTAAAGCGGTCGCGATATCATAAACAGTTTGCATCCCACGTCTGCAATCTTGGCAGTCTGGATTGTAAAACAAATCATGTTCTACTTCAATCCACGAAAGATGCCCATGGCTATGATTCTGACATCCCCAACTAGATGAATTCTTCAAACCATGCACATATCTAAACATGAAACTTTTCTGCGGATCTTTCATGAAAGCTTGAGTAGTCAATTGGCACTCCACAGAAATATCGCATCCAGGATGAAGATTGTCTAGAGCTTGCCAGACATGATGCTGAATGGCTCTTTGGACAGTCTCTTGAAACGTGCCAATATAATTGTTATCGAAGATCTTGACTGCATTCCTGGGCATTTCTAATTCACAAGCTGGCGTGCGAATAGTAATTTGATCTTGCCAGGTGTCATACTCACATCTACTATAACTTGGAATAATCCAAAGTTTATGATCAAAACCTGTTTCTCTATCGTCGATGGCATCCTTGATTTGTTTCTTGACCTTAGAAAAGTCAACGACTACTTGCTCAACTTCATCTACTTTACCGCCGACTAAGAAATTCGGATGATAACTGCCGCCTACGACACGACCATTGTCATCAATGAAAGCATGGTCAACACAAGTCAAGTAATTTAAAAACATAGTGCTTCTTTTGTTCATGTGAGTCTCCTATGTGAAGGAAGAGAAATTTATGTTAATGTATTTGCTAGCAGATGTCAATCGATTTCATCAACCTTATTAGGCTCATCTTTATCGAATCGAATCTCTACGAAGCGCGGCAAGAAAAGACTCCAGGCACCAGATTCATCGTGAATCTTCATATTGTACCTGACAGTCACAATCTTGCCCATCATGTAGTCTTTTGTAAATTCTTCGCGTTGCTCATCTGTAAATCCCGTCCCCACACTGACCTTCAAGAATCCATCATCTGTGCCGAGAATCAAATTGCCTAAACGATTTGCATTTTTGCCTGTCCCATACTCCCATCCGATCACACGAAGATCTGCTTCTTTTTCTGCTTTCAGTTTACAGAGATCTTTAACTCGTTTGGGTTGCCAAACTGCTTGAGTATTTTTCAGAATGATGCCTTCTTTCCCTGATAACAGCGCTTCTTTGAACCACTCTTCTGCTTCTTCCATCGATGAAACCATTCGATTTTCTATCAAGCGAAATTTGAGACCATCTGTGTATTTTTCATGGAAGATATCTTCTAGTTCACGAATACGTTTTTCATAAGGGATCGTAGAAGAAAAATCGACAATATCCCAAACCGTGAAAGTAATAGTATCCGCTTCTTCGTCTGAGATGGTTCCTTTTATGGCTTTATTGATAATTCCATTACTGATCTGACGGGGCATGAAGGAAGAATCAGGATTGATGCATACTAATTCACCATCCCAAGTTTGGCCTGGCTTCATTAACATCCTAGCAGAAGCGTCAAGTTTACCTCCATGGTCAATTGGCTTTCCATTGCGAGAGAATGCTAAAGCATTCCTGCCATCGAAATGCAAATGGCAACGAACCCCATCCATTTTGATTTGCGCGTAAGCAGGGAATTTGATCTTAGATTTGTCTGTATCTGCTAGCATGACATCAAACGTTGGCACGAGCCCAGGCCATATCTTATTCACCGTGGCGACATTGATACCGCATCTCAAATCTCTTTCTAGAATGCGTTTGATGACTTCAGCATCATCTTTAGAACACCTATTCAAAACTCTATTCAGAAATGCTCTAGCAACATTTCCCGTGACTTGACGTGTTGAAAGTTTTTCTAGTTCAAGTAGTGTCTGCTCAAGATCAACCTCCCCTGTACAAGTAGGCTCATGATCAATTTTCTTGATGTAGTAATTGATGTAGGGATTGAGAGCCGCGACTATTACTTTCTTCAGAAGTTCATTATTTTGTTCTCTTCTCAGAATATTTTCTTTGTAGATTCGACTATTGTCAGCTGCCAATTCATTCAAAATATCAAGTATGCTCATTTCAACTCACCTTACCAATCGTCCTATATTCAAGTCGTTTATTTTTGATCATAGCGACGTTGACGCCCATCTGCATGCTAGCAGAAATTCCCATGTCGATATACACTGCAACTAAATCCGCCACAGTAATCCAGCTCATATGAGATATGAGACTGACGTCCTTTTCGATGGGAACTCTATCATTCAAGAAGTTCAAATAGAATAGCTGACCCGCAAAAGGAGCTTCACCTCTCTTAATACTATCTTGCACACATTTCTTTGCATACAAGATATACCGATCCCTCATAGCAGGATCTTCTGTGCCATAAGGACATTCGATAATGACTAGCTTACGAGGATTTTTAATTACAGAAGGTATAAGTTGCGGTGTGACTCGTAATATAGTTGACGCGTCTTTGGGAACGCCAGGTTTGGGTGGCGCAACAGTTACATCAGTAGGTTTCCCGCCAGTTTTGAATTGCGGCGCGGTGATTTTAGTTTCTTTTGGCATTTATGCGACACCAAGGATGATGAAGTTTTCGTTAAAACGCCCTTTGCTTCCAATGCTATTTTCAGTCGCAGTAAGTTCTTTGAATAGTTTATTTAATGATCTGATACCACCATCTTTCTTGAATTGTTCAAAGAACTTTTCTGGTTTGCGGACTGTCTTGTAGACACTCTTTTCAGGGTCATAATTTTTCAGAGTAGTACCTACAAACATGAATCCCTGAGGATTGTTCGCCACATAAAGTCTTAATTTCTTGCGCTTGGTGTCATAGACATACATCTTCCGAGCGCCAATCACAGAAGTGATGGGAACGGATTTTATTCCCAGCACTTGATCTTCTTTCTGATAGCGAACAGATTTAGTCATCTTAATAGGATTCACCTTCTTTGGAGCTTTAGCAATTGTCTTTTTGTTTTCGAGTGCTTTGATCATTGCTAAAGCTTTGTCGCGGCATTGTTGCAATACAGGTTTCAGGATTTTTATGGTTCGAGCATTATAATACTCACTATATTCCGTCATTTCTTTGATGGTTCTTTCACAGTAATCAACTACCGCCTGGACATGAGATTTATTATCATTCAGAGTTAACGCAGGCGGAGTTTTGCCTTCTAGCGTTGCATCAATTACATCATCTAAGCTCTGTAGGCAAGGATTTGCTTCAACGACTTTCGGCTTGGTTCTTATCGTAGGTTTGGTAGTGGGTTCTTCTTGCTTAACGAATTGCAATTTCTCAAAGTATTTGATAAGATCAGCTTCCTGTTCAGGCGAAAGCACATAACCACGTTCCATCATGCGGCAAATGAATCCTCGATTCGAAAAATAAGAATCTTCTAATCCAGCTAACTTCTCAGCAAGCTCTGCACGATTTTTCTTCAGCCAAGCAATTGCCCATTTCTTGCTGTCAGTGTAATCATGGTTGTGAGAGTAAAAATTCAATCCCTTGATCAAGCCGATCTTATCAGATGAAAGAATCGTGAAGGTGGGTTCTTGTTCAGACTGAGTGTTCTTTCTTTTGGGATTTTCACTAACGTTCATGGCAGTTCCTCTCTTTCATCTTTCTTGATCTAATTATAGCACAACTTTTAGAAGATGTCAAGCCCCTCTGAGTCACGCCCAGACTTCCTCCCAAGAACCAGTCAGTGCTCCCTTAGCATAATCGACGACCTTCTGCTCAAAGAAATTCGTATGCGTGACACCCAGCATACCGTCGACCCATGGAACAGGATTCCTCTTCTGCTTGAAGATGCCTTTCATTCCAAGAGAAATCAAACGACGATCCGCAATGTAACGGATGTACTTCTTCACATCTTCTCGAGGAAGACCTTCCATCTCATTCACCCCATAGGCCAAGTCAATGAACTTGTCTTCGAGTTCAACCATCTTCTCAGCAATCGAATAGATCTGAGACTTGAGCTCATCAGTCCAAATATGACGATTTTCTTTGATAAACTCTCTAAACAATTTTATCATTGATTCACAATGCAGGGTCTCATCCGCGATACTCCAGGCAATGATCTGACCCATGCCTTTCAATTTACCAAAACGAGGAAAGTTCAGAAGCATGATGAATGAAGAAAAGAGTTGCATACCTTCTGTGAAAGCAGAAAACACCGCAATCTGTTGAGCTATGGTTTCCTTATCTTGTTTGATGAATTCAGACACAAAATCATGTTTATCACGCATCTCTTGATACTGAAGAAATTCATTATAAGTTGTTTCTGGTAATCCTAATGTTTCAATGAGATGAGAATAAGCGGCTATATGTACTGCTTCACGAGCCGCGAAACTACTCAACATCATTCGTATTTCAGGCTGTGGAAATACTGGCAAGTAATTTCTTACATAAGCTCCAGAAACATCAATATCCCCTTGAGTAAAGAAACGAAAAATGTGAGTGATGAAAGTTTTTTCGCTTTCTGTTAGCTTGTTTCTCCAATCATTCACATCTTCGAGCATCGGAACTTCTGTCCATAGCCAATGCATCTGTTCACTGGCCTTGAAAGCCTCGAAAGCCCAAGGATAAGTAAAAGGTTTAAAGTAATGACGCTCATCAGTCAGTTTTAATTTTCTGTTAACCATATACTAACCCTCGCAAGCAAGACAAGTATTATTCTCGACAAGAGAAGTCATATCAATTTCGTCTTCTATTCTTTTACGCTCAATACGCTGACCAACTCTATCAGCTTTACGAAGTTTCGTGCTGCGACAATAATAGAGAGACTTCAATCCTTTCTTCCAAGCCATAAAATGAACTGCGTGGAGATATTTAACGTTTACATCTGGCAAGAAAAATAAATTCACGCTTTGTGCTTGATCGATGAATTCCTGTCTATCTGCTGCGAGTTCAATGATCCATCTTTGATCAATTTCAAAAGCTGTTTTAAAAACAGCCTTGGTATGCTCATCCATCCAATCCAGATGCTGAACAGAACCATCATTAGCAATTATACTAGCCCATGTTTCATCATACCAACCATTCCCATGTTTTTCTGCTTCTGTTTTGATAATGCTATCCAGAAAACGATTCTTCATGAAATAGGACCCTGAGCTAGTATCTTGGCGGTAAGCATTGGCAACATAAGGCTCTATGCTAGGGGAAGTATTACCCATAATAATACTAGAAGAAGCATTCGGCGCGATTGCCATTACGTGAGTGAATCGTTTCATCACTCCAGCTTCAGCCGCATCAGGACAAGGACCGCGACGTTTGGCTAATTCGAGATTCGCTTTATCTAACTGAGAGCGAATATGAGAAAAAATTCGTTTATTGAGACTTTTCGCTAGTGCGCTTTCAAAAGCGATATTATTTTTCTGTAGTAGCGCATGAAAACCGAGAGCTCCAACTCCCACACTCCGTTCACGCATAGCACTATAACGAGCTCGAGCTATAGTGTTTGGAGCATTTTCAATAAAATAGGTTAAAACATTATCAAGCATCTCAAGTACATCAGGTAAGAATTGTTCATTATCTTTCCATTCATCCCAATATTCAAGATTCACTGAACTGAGACAACAAACTGCAGTTCGTTCAGGAGAGGTTGCTAATGAAATTTCAGAACAAAGATTACTACCATGAATTTTCAGTCCCATCGCTTTCTGATAATCAGGCAAAGCGCGATTGGCTGTATCAATGAACCACAAATAAGGCTCGCCTGTTTGCATTCGAGTTTCCAAAATACGTTGCCAAAGTTCACGTGCTGAAACAGTTTCAACTACTTTACCAGTATTAGGCTGAATCAATTCCCAGGTATCATCTGCTTCAGGATCAACCATACATCTTTCAATGATCTCCATAAACTTATCAGTGATGCATATGCCATGATTTAAATTCGGAGTTCTTAAATTCTGATCCCCAGTCGGTTTACGCATTTCAAGAAATTGAATGATATCAGGATGGTCGATAGGCAAATAAGCCGCAAAACTTCCGCGGCGAGTAGTGCCTTGCTTATAAGCTAAAGAAGCCGCATCATAAACTTTCAGATGAGGCATAACCCCGACAGATTTTTCATCGCAGCTGCGTATTCCAACATGAATACCTACACCGCCTCCTAACATACTCAACCAACAAGTTTCATGAAGATTATTAACTAATCCCTCTGCAGTATCTTCTAAGTAATTCAAGTAACAAGAAATTGGCAATCCTTTCTTGTTTCGTCCGAAAGACAAAATGGGCGTCGAATAACTCAACCAATGTTTACTTGCATATTCATATAGACGTTGTGCATGTTCAGGATCAGAGCCAAATTTCGCGCTCACATAAGCAAATCTTTCTTGGGGGCTAGTCTCATCTTCTTTCATATAAGAATCTTTGAGGCGACGAATGCCCAATTCATCGAAAAGACTATCCCTCGATAAATCCATTATAATGCCACTTTGATGTTTTACTTTTTCTTCCATTGAAACCTCACTCGACAAGTTGTTCGACTGGAACTTGCATAGAACGAAGAAATTCTATACCTTCGTTACAACGATATGGTTCTTTGAAAACCACGCGTACGAACCCTGCGCCGTAAATCATCCTGGCGCAATTCAAACAGGGCTGATGAGTGCAATATATCTCACACCCTTCTAGAGCAATACCTTTCTTGCTGCTGAAGAGGATTAAATTTTCTTCAGCATGCATAACTTCGGCGCGTGTCACTAAAGAATAATGCTCGCCTTGTTCATCTATATATGGGAATTGAGTGCGGATTTCTTCAGGAGATAACCAACTCAGATCTTTCTCGGTTGGGTATACTCTTGTTTCGCATTCGTTGGGTCTTCCTGCTGGCGTACCATTAAATCCGCACAACACAATTCTCTTTTCTCGAACAGCTACCGCACCAACCTTCATTTTGATGGCGCGACTCATCATAGCGGTTCGAACCGCAATATCCATGAAGAAAGTATCCCAACGATTCACCAGTTAATCTCCAGTTTTTCATTAAATTCTTTCAATTCTCGATCAGTTAAACCAAAAGCTTTTGCGATGCCTTTTTCATCTCGAAAATCTTCATTTATTTCGAGCCATTTATCAAAACTGATGAGACGTTTCAATAGATCCATTTCCATTCGAGAGAAGCTGACGCCATTCAGCCAATAATCCTCAAATGCCTCGCAAGCAATTGGTAAGTGAGGTTTAACTAAATTATACATTGCATCTGCATAGAGCACAATTTCTTTTTGCGCGTGCTTAGGATCATTTCGAAGTTTGACATAATGAAAGAAATTCTTCAAATCAATCTTCCAATATAATTCAGTATAGGTAGCGAGTGGCAATTGAATTCTAGCTACTTCTCGTGCAAGTCCTTGATCTATAGCTTTCTTGTAATTCTGATAGGTGATTTTGTAGCTTTCTTTCAAATCATTTAATAGAGATTCAGCAATATCTTCTCCTAGAAATTCGCCTGAGGCTTGCTTGTTATTAGGATGCTGCCCTTGAAAGCGCTCAAGTTCTGGAACATACATCTCATCAGTCATAATACTGTAACGACCAGAGTATTCATTTAAATTAGCCGTTCGATGGCGAACATGCTGACGCATCACAAAAATTGGCATTTTCAAATGAAATTTAAGTTCCACCATCTCGAGTGGAGAGGTATGATAATTACGAACCAAATAACGAATAAGATTTCGCATATCATTCATAGAACGAGTGCCGAGACCATAACTCGTTCGAGCTGCTTCATCAATGGCTTTATCATCACCCATTATATCAATCAATCCCACAAAACCGTGATCTAGTACTGGCACATATCGAGGGTCATTGAGAACATCAGATTGATAGGTCATGTTTGTCTCCTCATTTCAAGAGGTATAATTTTAATGGATGTTGTGTATCAATGTCAAAAAGAAGGTGAGGGGTCGGAACCCCTCAGGATTCATTTTGTATAGATTGGCGGAGGGATTCTAAGTATGCGACTCTGATCTCAAGCTCTTTGATCTTTTTCTCTTTGGTCTCTAGCATCTCTCTCAACTCACTAATTTCATGATCCCTCCGAGAAATGATTTCATCTTTTTCATTCAATTTTTTGCGAAGTTTTTCGAGATCCATCTCGATTTCTTCAATTTTCTTTAAACGGCT